GTCTGGCTTCTACATTCGCCCGACTTGTGGTACCTCTACCTGTTACTAATACGTAGTGCTTGTCCATAGGACCTCCTGTTAGGGGAGGAGAAGACTAACACAGGATTTTAGACTTGCGTATTTCTGACTATAGTTGCGTGAAAATTCGCCGTTTTTTCCGCAATAGTGAGGAAAGTTCTTCCTAGAAACGCCCCAGCCATTATGTAAACAATGTGCGCTCTCCACCCTGGGACCGTGACAAGAAAACTTGTTGCAATGCTAAACACTAATACAAAGCTAGTGTTAACAAGCACAGGGTTAACGAACATAGACAGAAGCTGAGAAACTCCTGAGAATAGAGCTAACAAGAACGCGGTGGACAGGCTAATCAACATTAAATTAAGCATGCTTGTATCTTACTACGTTTGCGGCTGTGCTAAGTAGAACGCTACCGTAGACCCCGCATTAATCTGGTTAGTGATAGTTGTTCCCAGTAGACGTGTTTGTACGCTGTAACGATTCTTGTAGAAATGGCTTCGTGCTCCATTGACCACGTTGCCTTCCCACATAAAGTCATAAGGGAGTAGCCCTTGTCCATTAGAGCCATCAAAGTATGGTAAGACCAATCCATTATTCTCGAACAGAGCCTCATCAATAGCGATGAAGTGTCCTGTGGTTGTGCTCCATAAAAGTTGAACTACAGCGTAAGCGGCTGTTGTTGGGGCCGTGTCCGTGACGTAAGGGCGAACCCAGTTACCAATACTTAGCGCGGTTGATACCCCAAGAGAGGTGCCTATCAACGTTTTAGAAGAGTTGTACCACTGTATAGCTACTTGGACATTCTCTGCGGTGGATAGCGACTGCGCATATACGCTGAACGAGTAAGACGTGCCTGGATAGTAAATAGGCATTAGTTGAGCAGAGGTGGCGCCATCCCATGAAGACACTGTAACGCTAGGCGCTGTTGCTGTTATCTCTAAAGTATTTCCTGCTGTGTAGGCATAACCTGTTGTTGTTGTTGTTGCCTGTGAAGGCGCTCCTGTGCTAAATGTAAAGCTGTTATTAGTAACAGAAGCTACAGTTTGAGTTCCATTAAAGCTTGCTGGGGTTACCCCAGAGCCCGATATTCCAGTTAAAAATACAGACTGACCTACTGTAAATGTATGGTATGAAGAAAGCGTTACAGTAGCTACTACCCCTGCAATTCCTGTGGTACTAACAGCAAATTCTGGTGAGGTAGGCTCTTCAATGTTATTAATAACAACGCTAGACGCGTTAGTTACCGTCCAAGGAGTTAAAGGAGAAGCAAAATGAGGGTTGAGCAACTCATTAATGCGATTTGCTTTAAGTACAATGTGCAGTTGCCGCGCTTCATCAAAAGTACTTCCAGCAAAAGTTGCAACCGCAAAACCTGTAACAGTTCCCGTGCCTGTTGCTGAAGTGCTTGCTATTGTGAACTGTGTGCTTGTAGCACTAGTTATTACTGCAGCTGTAAAGTTAAAAGACGATGTGAGCATTCCCGTGATGTTTACTGTATCCCCAGCTACAAACGTATTTGCCGCTGTATACGTTACCGTGGTTCCGTTTCCAGAAGCCGCCGTGATAGGTACGGTTAATCCCGCCACTGTGGTAGAGGGAGAGGCCTCAAATTGTGCCGCATCAATGTAATGGTGCTCATTAGTAGCAGAGCCTCCCACACTAGCAATAGATAAGCCAGGTACTGCGTAATACGCTTGAGTTAATGACGTGGATATGGCTTGCGCTGTAGCATACGTAGGAGCAACGCCATTAACTATAGGGCGGTACGAGCTAGAAAACAGTGTCCCAGTGTCTGTTATTGCAGTTCCGCTTGTAGAAGAAATGTATTTACCAAAACGGTCATACCACTTAATAACAGGGGTTACCGCTCTTGCGGTCCCGCCGTTTGCTACATAAAAATTAAAAGAGTAAACAGTTCCCGCAGTTACAGGTATGCCTTGGCCGATAGCGTCGGAATCTCCGCAGTAAGCAGAAAGTGCTTGAGCGGTAGCGGACATGTTGTATAGCGCAAGAATTCCACCTGTCTTGTTTGGAAACAAGCTGGGAGCTGTAGGCTCTGACCAAGGAATAGGGCTAGGGTGTATTTGACCATATGTGTTAGTAGCTAAGTTATAACCGCTTGTAGAGGTCACATTTGAGGCATAAGATAACGCAAAGCTAATAGAGTTAGTTTGGTCAACAGCTGTAATCACTTGAGGGACCGATTGATTAAATAGAGTGGCGGGCAATCCCGTGATTGTGATGTAATTTCCTACGTCATATTGATGAGGTCCAACTACAAGTGTGGCCACGTTTGAGGTTAAAGAAACGGATGTAACGTTTAACGTTCCCAGCCAGTCCATGTCCGAGGTTCCATCTGAAGATACCCAGTGCCCTGTGCTTTCTTCAGCAGAAGAGTCATTGTAGTCCAGCATTAAATTGTGCCCCAGTGTTACCCCAGTAACATTTGGGTTAGGCGCTGTAGAAGCCGTAGGAATTGCATAGCCCGTGAAGTCTTTAAGAAAAGCGGTAAGCCCTTGTTTACTTCCTTTTTGCTTATTTAATGTAATAGCGTCTCTAAGAAGAATACGGTTTTGTTGAAGGCCTAAAGCGCCTTCATAAGTAAATCCAAATTGATTCATTAATGTTGGTACTAGGTTACCGTTTACTTTTTCGATGTTGTACCTACGGCGTAAAAGGTCAATGCTGTTTTGCATGTAATCAAGCTGAAAGCCAAAGTTAGCTAAAAAGTTATATAAGTCTTGGTTACTCCAGTCCGCCGTTGCAGAATATGGGTCTAAAATCTTATAAATATCTGGAATAGAACCATACAAACGGTCTGTGTATCCAGCTTTGGTTACCGCAAATCCATACGCGGTTCCTGCGTTTACCCATGCGTATGAATTGGTAGACGCTGTATACACGTAGATAAATAAAGAATAGTAAAAGTACCCACCATCAGATAGCCCTGTGCTATCTATAAAAGATGTGGGGTTAGTGTTATCACTACTTACTAGGACTTGAGTTCCATCGTAGGGATTAACTGGAAAGCCGTATTGGTTTCTTACAATTACTAGGCTAGCTATAGAAGTTCCTGCAGCAGCCGTTGGGGTAGACCACGTTAATTGTATAGCTCCATAGTTATAAGGCTTCGCTAAAAAGGTACCCGCAGAGTACGATGCTGTAGCAGCCGCGCTTCCTGAGTAGGTTCCAATGCCGTAATAATCAATTCCGTAACGTGACATTAGCTAGTAACACCACCTGTAGCAGTGATATTTAAGCTTCCTAGTGTGAAAGTACTGGAGTAGGAAATCATAGGAATTTCACTAACAGCGCATACTATATCTTTAACTGTTAACGCAGTTACTGCTCCGCCAGATACTGGAGTAGAGCTTACAGGACTGGCAATAAGAGCATAGGAAAACGTGTTACTTGTTACCGCAGTGACTACATAAGTTCCGTTGAATGTGGCATCTACGTTAGTTACCGATACTGTTTGTCCTACGGTCAAAGTGTGGGTCGTAGACGTGGTTAGGGTTGCCACAGAAGATACAAGCTGCTTGTTATTAACCACATAGGTCTGGTCTGCATCTGCGCGTACCATCTTTGTAAGGCTTTGATACGCCACACCAGGGACTGCCGCTACCGCGTTATAAAGACTTGATACAGAGATAGTTTGATTAAAGTAAGTGTTATCCACAAAAAATAAGTTGTTAATGGCCGTTGTCACAGCCGTTTTAACAGCAGATTGACTGTACGTTGGGTTGACTGTAATGTTTAAGTTAATGTACGCGCCTACCCATTTAGGTGGTTGTACAGTCATAGTAGTGTTTCCTGGAGCTTTGTTGATTAAATAAGAAAGAACATTTGCGGATACCGTATTAAAAGTAGCGCTCGGCGTAACGTTATCTGAAGATACTCCAGGGTCTCCAGAAGGTAACATGTAAATAGTGATAGAAGAATAAACGCTAGCGTACGCTATAGCCTTTGCTACGTTAAGCACTTGAGTAGCTAAATACGCGTAATCATTAACCGCAACTGCGCGGTTGATAGAACGAATACTTAAAGGAGCGTTATAGCGAATAGAGTCATTGGATTCAGCATCCGCCCCCCCAGTTGCTGCTCCATCTCCCGCAGTTACGTCCGAATTGGCGGCGCTTAATCCTGTTGGAACAGCATTAAATCCAGGCAGTGTTAAAATATATTTAATAAGACCCGTGGCTACGTTTCCAAGTACCCCACCACCTACTCTGTAGGTAACATATATGGTTGCTCCATTAGGTGGGATGCGGCCGCTAACTCCATCGCCAAATTTAACGTAGGTAATATTGTTTTCATCTACGTATGTTGAATAAACAGGGTCATAGCTACCATAATCAACCAAATAGGGAACTTGAGCGTAAGTTACGCCGTTAATAACTACGACAGTGCTCTTATTGATAACAGAAGTGTTAGCTAATTGATAACCTTGTGAAGGATATCCATTGGAAACTCCAACGCTTTCGTTAGAAACGGTTACGCCTTGAGTTACTGAGGTTCTTACGGTTCCAGCAGTTGACCCCACCTGAGCAGGGACTGTTACCGTAGAGGTAACTTCATAAACTACTTGGGACGTCGTAGAATTCGCAATTAAGGATGTTGCTACTTGAGTTAATGCTGGAACAGTTATAGCGCTAGCGCTAGTGTTAGTAAACGTCACTAATGCCGTCGCTGGTGTAGCCAGCGTTGGGACGTAACCAAGCATTGTGGAGATATCCAAAAGGCTTTGTCTTTGAGTAGCAGTAGTAATCATTGCTTCGTTGGCAGCGCGGTCAATGTAATAGCTTAATAGGTCTCCCATGTAAGCAAAAAGCTCCAACAACACCATGCCAAAATCAGCGGGGTCGCGGTTAGTCCAGTTGGACGTAAAGTTAGGGATAAGACTAGTCATATCTGACAAAATGGCAGAGTAGTCTCTAGAGGTATAGTCTACCGATGGAACATAACTAGCCATTTATTGGAGCCTCCGAAAGTATTGAGCCTGTAGAGTCAAGGATAGCATTACGCAAGACCACGGAGTCGGTGGTACCTAACCCGTATTGGTAGCTTACGTTTATATTTAATGAGTTATCTACAGGGTCTACGGCCCCAGTAACCTCTAAAAGAGTTAGATTAGGTAGCCAAGTTGAAAACCCAGCGGCAATTTCGGACTGTATTAAAGACAAAGCATTAGATGTGTTTTCAAAGTCAGCACCTCGCGTATTTGTCCCAAAATTTGGTCGCATAACCCGCTCCCCTACTAGCGACATAACTACTAAGGTCACTCGGTCTTGCCAGATTTTACGAATATCGGTCGTATAGCTAATACCCCCAGAGCTATTAAAAGAAAAAGGAAGAGTTATAGCGCTGTCAGAACTCATAGTTCAACTCCCATCCAGACTGGAAAATTAGGGTCTCCAGCAATGAACATAACCCAAACCTTTTGATTAAGGTTTGGTACTTTTTGATGTGTGGTCAACGTCACTGTATGGCTGTGTGATGAAGAACCAGTGCCCCCATCATTAACGGAACTTGTAGTGGTGGTCAGGCCGCCAGAGGTTCCATGGTCAGCGTCTACTACCACAGGAAGGCAAGGAACAGCCCAGTCTGTTTCATTATTGCCCAGCACCTGCGGAACAATAAGTTTAATTTTATATTTACCGTCTGGGTCAGCATTATTAGTGCAGACGCCTTCGTAAATTCCATAAAATCTTTTATCGTATTCGTCGTTCATCACTTTATCGTTCCAATAGAGGCTTGGGCGGTGCTGCGCGTAGGAGAGGAGCTTCCAGGCACTGTCAAGATAGGGTTAAGCGTAACGGTCTGTGAAATCCAAGTAGGACTAGATATAGAGTCGCCAGTTCTATTATTAAGTGCCCCAAATGTTCCCTTTTTCTGAGGAAGGTTGTATGGGGTTGTGTTTATTAAAGTGCTTTTGGGGGTAATAACCGTTTGCGTTACTCCTGGAATAATAGTTCTAATAGGAGTAGCCGCGGGCTGAGTAATAGTCTGATTATCTGTCCAAGTAACCGCCGCACCTAAGGAGTCGCTACCCACGGTTAAAATTGTTGTGTATATCTGGTTATTGCGCTCTTTTTCGTAAATCTTGTGCTCTGTGCCTAAGATTGTCCAATAGCCCTCGTATTGAGCTCCAACTCCCTGTAGGTATACAGGCATATCTGGTCGAAGTAAAGGGTCCCCTTTAACTTCAACTGTAGCGCGGTACGGGAAAGAGGCTCGGTCTTCGGCCGCTTTAGCTTCGTGCTTAGCAGTATCGGCATTGTTAGCGACGATTGAAGTCTCATACTTATCAAAAAATTCTAAACTAGAAGAGCTTCTAGTTTTCTTATTTCTTGTAGGGTGCGTAAGAGATAAACCATTTATAGAGGGTCTATCTATACCAGACACAGCGGTAGCTGCTTTAGTTTCCTGTTCGTACGGTATAGATTCGCCAATCATTGGTTTAAAGCTGTAAATAGTAGAGCCGCCAGGGTTATTAGACTCACGCATAATAAAGCGAGGCGCTTGAGAACGATAATTTGTATACTCATACAACATAGGCTGAAAGTAAATCTCAGTGTTTTCTGTACGTAGGCTGTAGCCGCATTGTTTAGCTAGACGAACTAACAGACCCCAGTCTGTGTGTCCCGCTTGAGACACCTGAGGGAACACGCGAGGGTGACTCACAGTAAAAGAGGCAAACTTATACTTTTTTGCCATTTGGGTAACTATAGCGTCAGCCGATAG